TGGAAAGTTCTACGCAGATACTTCACGCGAATTGCTGCAGGATGCAGAACATAAAGTTCTTTAGACCAAATTGGATTCTCATTCATCAATGGATGAGTCATGAGAGAAATATCGCCGTAAGGAGTCATCCATTTTGACACTTTCATGCCAAAATCAGTTTGACCAGGAGCAATATTTATAACACCGTCCAACTGAGCAATCTTATTCAACACACCAATTACAGTATTACCACAAAACGCAATACGCTCGTTTGGCTGACCTTTGATATTACGTTCAAAGATCGTTTGCAGGAAATTATCAATATCTTCCCACTGCGTATTTGTGGTTTGTGAAGACGTGTTGGTTGTGATCTGATTAACAATACCGTCCATTGTGCGGAAAGGTTTGTTATTCAGAGTGCCGATCGTTTTCTTGCCCCATAGAAAAGCTTTTTCGATCTTCTCAGCGTGAAAAACACCTGCGTCTGCCTTGTTTTTGGCAACAACATCACCAGTATGATAGGAAACAGCTTTGGCGGTTCCTGTAGCATCCCAAGAATCACGCATAATCTGCATGTAATTGAAACGCGGGTAACCAACATTCGCAATTGAAGTAGGTTTAGAACTTCCTTCCTCGTGTGCAGTTGTAATAATCTGGACTTTGTCAGTCGCAGAAATCGAGGTATTGGTTGTACCACCAAAACCACGAGTCACAGTCGCAACAAGTCCAGAAATAGACTCGATGAAAATGTATTCACCAGTGCCTTGATTTAGAATCAGCATTCCGGCAAGCAATTCTGAAATATCAGCAGCAGAAAAATTCAACGAGGGGCCAGTGCCTGCGGCATTAGTTACAGTGAGATAGCCAGCAAGATGGTTTTCTTCAAACCAAGTTGTGACTACGGATTTAACATCTGAAGAATTCATTCCAGATGAGAGTGCCAGAAGCGGCGCAGAACCTGTTGGGTGAACCTGCAAAATTGCTGACGCAAAATCACCTTTGGGAGTACCTGCAATATTCTGGTCAGAAGCGAAAACGCCTTTCACGGCCATGGTGTACCTCTCAGTTTATTTTATCAAAGTTGGTTTAGGTTTTACCGGTTAAAACGTCAAGCCAATCATCGTGGCTTTCTTTTCCGCTATTATTATCTTGTCCAGATCCAGGGAACTGCGGATTCCCAGAATTGCTGTTTGGTGGTTGCGAACTCGAACCCATTTTGTCAAAGAAAGCTTTGACACCCTCAATCGCTTGTTCTGTCGAGGATGAATTTTTTAATGCTTGTGTTAGTACGGCTTTTGCTACAGGCGCAATATCTGCATCTGAGGTAAAAGGCAAAGCTTTGTTCATTTCGGCAACGGCCATATTAGAATTTACGGACGCATTTGCATTTGCAGTTGCTTCTTCAGTGACCTTTGCAATTTTAGCATCCATGATGCTATTCATATCTTTCATCGCCGCCTGATATGCATTCGCGCTTGCAGTTGCTAAAGCTGCATCAAACGATTCCGTTTTGTTCTCACGCATATCTTCCATGATTTGCGCTGAATTAATACCATCAGTCAACTTCAAACTTTCAATGTGCGCCGTCATTTGTTCAGCAGGCGTTTTTGGTTCTGGCTGATTAATAACTTTAACAGTTTGTGGTTCACTGCTATTATTTGCATCACTCTTATCTTTATTATCCCAAAACGACGTGTTAGCGTCAACGTTATTCGCGTTGTTATTGTCATTGTTACTGTTGTTTTGCGAATTGTTTGCGTTTTGATCCGAACTATTGTTATTCGAATCGGTGTTTTTGTTGCTGTTGTCGTTACCGCCGTTTCCAAAAACAGTGTCTAAAAAGCTCATGATAATTACCTCAATGGTGTAATAGGAGTTATGTGTCTAAAGAATCTTTTGTTATCTTAATCAAAGCAAGCACGTTGTTGATGTAAGAAATTTCAGTTTTTAATTCTGCAAGTTTGCGCAAAAACTGTGCATCTGTTTCCTCCGCTGTTCTAAATGAGGCTAAATACGCTTGCTCTGCGCGCACTTTTTCTAGCACAAATAGTTGTTGAACAGCTGGATTCAAAAACGCCTCAGAAAGAAGCATTTGCATGTTTGAATCCAGCTGTTTTACTGTGCGTTCGATCATGCTTGTTGTGCAGCCGCTTGGCCACCGCCCTGTTGCTTCGCCATGGCCGCCTGCAATAATTGAAACGCCATATCTTTTTGCTCAGGAGGCAATTTATCAATTTCAGATTTGAATTTAAATTGGGAAAAATCCGTCCGATCACCCAACATTGAAGTCCAATAATTGATAATCGCCGTGACGTCCATTTGCTGTGATGCTTGTTGCGATTGAACAATCGTGTTTAAAACTTCTTTGATCGACATGATCATTGATAATTTATCGAGACCTTGTAAACCTTCAGATATTTGAAACTCTAGCCGTGTATCTCGAAATTCTGCAGGATTAATCGCAACTAATTCACCTTCAGGAGTTATTAACTCTGCAGATTGCTGATACTGCAGAATGTTATACATCTGCATGCGATTGACCAAATTCAAACCTTGGTCATAAATTACACGGGCAATTTTCAAATTTCTCCGATTGGCTCCTTGAACTGTGGCTGCTGACTGATATTGTGTTGCACGATCCAAACCAGCAACTTGGCGTAAAATATCAGTTGGTAGAATCTTCTGCATCATGTCCGACATCGCGCTGATGTTGTTAAGCATTGCATTTGTTTCTGGTGTATCATTCACAAAACGTAATGCTTTATTTAAATCTGCGTCTGGTGGCGCATTGACAGAAATTTTCCCTCCAGTTGGATCGTAATTGTCATCAAGATCAACAACGTTTTTATTGTAAAACAATAAACCATATAAAGCTTTCCTGTGCGATTTTGTCATAACATTTAACTGGAAAGACGCGAAAGTCTGGAACGCGTTTAATAATTCAGCGTATGATTTTGTATCGTGTGTAAAACCATCATCCCAAGGCATTGAAATACCGACAGGCAACATACCATGTGCATTATTCATTTTTTCGGCATACACAACACGCGTAGAATTGAGTACACGAAAACGCCAAATTTCAAATTTATCATCGGTAGATAATGCGAAGTTCTTCGGGTTGACCCAGATGTGCATTTCGATTATTTCATTATTCGGCACACTTTCTTTTGCTGCGCCTTGCGATAACATCGAAATGAAATCCGTATCCGCATTTGTGTTTTTACCGGACCTAATGGCTGGACGAGATTCGTAATAATTAGTAAACGTAGTTGCAGGAGACAGCGCACCTTCTGTATTAAACAGTTCTTTTTCCAGTGTTTGTTTTTTCAAACGAAACGTTGTGGCTGTTTTACATGTGGCAAAAAACTCACCCTCACTAGCCAATTTAGTTGGTGGAACTGAACTGTCATAAAAGAAATTATACACATCAATTACGTCTAATTTGTTACCTGCGTACACAACTTGTGGAGTAACTACAGGTGCTGTTCGCGCCTCGTTGTTAGTTAATTTATTTCCATACACCTTATGCCAGGAAGGAATTAACCCAGAAAAGTTATACTTTAATGCGTCAAACAGAAATTTACCAACCTCTGTGATATGAGAAAATTGCTGCGCGTTTTCATTCATGACAGCAGAAAAAGCCGTAGCGACTGCTTGTTTTTCGCGTTCCGCAATTGCAGAGTAAAGACCCGCGTCGTTTTGAATTACTTCAGATAAAAAAGTAGTCGCTTCATCTAAACTTGTGAGTGTCATTGGTAAACTGGATTCGACAGGCTTAATTCCATAACCTTTTTCGTTATCGTTTTCGCGTTTCTGGTCGCCCTCATCCAAAACCAAATAGCCGTAAACAGCTTTATCAATAACGGCAAACTTTTCAACTTGTCTGTCACGCAAATCTTTTGCCAGCACCATACGTTCCATAATATGATCAAGCAGCTTTTTGTGGTTTGTTTTCGATAATGTTATCTTCTCAGCTACTGGAAAACGTTCTGCTTTTGCACGTGCCATGATTTAATCCTTACAGAGTTGATAAGAGTTTTGTGTCTGACTTTCGGTTTTCACTTGGTAGATGCGCATTATTAAATATAAATATCTGTCTAACATTTGCGGGCCGTAAGCTGCTGCATCTATGTAATCATCGTTATTATGTTTTTTATCTGGGCGATAAGTTAGTAACTGCTGAGTTATAAAAAAGTCACCTTCATTAATCGCGTATTCTTTGGCTTTTACCATCGCAGCCCAACCGATAATTCTTTGGGCTTTTCTTCCTGAGGCTGCTAGAGGAACAAACGTAATTCCATGATCACCTTCTTGTGGAATATTATTCCGTAAGCATTCGTGACGCCAAACGTGTTTCAAACTTGCTTGATATGCAACATCTTCGATGCCTACAGTTAAAATACGCCAATAATTAGCTAACTCGATTAACTCCCAGAATAACGCAATCGGGTCGATACCTTTGAAACCTTTATACTGCACAACTTGCCAACAACCATTTTCGCCAGCTTCCTCAACGAAACCGTGAACACAGATTACAGTTTCGTGAGCATATGTGGCTTCTGAAATTGCCAAATCGATTGTTACGAAACCGAATTTAATATCTTCAGGCCCGCGATCTGGTTGATAATAAATTTCTTCTGCTTTGATTATTCCACGCCCGCCAGCAGTTGGCATATTCATCATTTCAGCAAACCAAACATCTGCCATGCCAGCTTCTTTATATTCGGTATAATCTTGTTTTAGTTTCTCAATCGGCCACGCGTCAGGCCAAAGAGGCAAGCCGTTTTTTAGCAAACAACCATAAACACGAGAATGCCAAAAACGCGATTGGCAATGTTCAGCGATTAAAGTTTCGTTTTCTGTTAAGTTTCCGATGTGGATGATTTTGTGATCGAATTTGTTGAGGCATTTTTTAAACGGACCGTAAAACCACTTTTTAAGTTTTTGAAAAAGCTCTGGTGTGGCGTTATTAACGGAGTCTTCGATATCATCACATACCGCCAACTGGGGACGCTGGTGAAGTACGTTAATTCCTCGGACTTGCATTCCAGCACCATGTGCTCGCAGGATACAAGTTTTCTCGCCAAGTTTGAATACATAAATCCCCTTCCCATCTTGTCGAGTGATAAATTCAATCTCACCGAATACAGCTTTAAAATTTTCGCACAAGAAAAAATTAATAATGTCATTTGTTGACGGTATCGAAATTGAAACCGTGTTTGACATGTATAAGATAAAATTATACTTCGAGAATAAAAAATACCAAACACAGGCCAATTTCGCTAATGTGGTTTTCGCATGATCCCGAGGAACTGCACACGCAAACTGGTCAACATCGGATTCTACCATTAAGTCAAACAATTCAGGGTGAAAATCAGGAACAGGATATAATAATTCATCGCCCAAGAAAAAGTTAATTAAAAATTCAGCATCGTGTTCTAATGCGTATTTTATCTCAGGTACAGATATCTGAACTGCTGATTGTTCAATCATGTTACAGGTAAAGAATTAAGAGGAACAAACTCAGGTAATTCTTCACTTACTTGTTCAACTCGTTCATCTGCATGGGGAATGTGTAATAAATCTTGGACACATTTAGGTGCTAGAAAGTTAACTGATTTCTTTTGGTTTACTAAACTTTTATTTTCATTTTTATTACCCAAAACAGCATTTCCCTGCAACTGTTGGACGAAAGTATTGTTTAAAATAACAACAGCTTTTAAACCGCCAGCTGCCGTTGCAATTGGGTTATTCCTGTGATTCCCTCGACGCTGTGCTTTGTTTGCCAGGGCCGCCGCTTTTAGGGCAAATTCTGGATCTGGATCTGCATCCAGATGCTCAAGAACCTTATTAATTCCTAACGCTTCAATGCCATCCCAACCAGAATTAACTAACTCCTGCTGTTCAAACTGTTCATTCGCTACAACTTCTTCAATTTTTAAAAAATCGTCTGATTTAAAAATCTGCGATAACCGACTTTCTGACAAATTGGTGGCGACAGCAATCTCAACAGCCTGCATTCCTGCAGATCGCATACGGGCTAGTTTTTCTAGCTGCGGTTGATTTTTAATTTCATTGCTCATTGGGCCACCTCCACAATTAGATCACGTTATTCACGACGCTTCTGTGTTTCTTCTTTCAACTCATCACCAACTTCCTTTCCAACTTTCAGCAAAACCGTCACCAACACAAAAATAAATAAGCCCAAAACGCCAGCCTGTAAAAAGAACCCAATCAATCCGTCAATAAATGTAAGCATGTCAATCATCCGGCCAAGTACATATCATATAAATACCTACACCACAATATAATACGAAACAAATAGTAAGCGTTGTCATGTCGATTCCAAAAAGTTTAGAAAAAATGTGAGTGTGACAATTTATAGGGTGGTGGCCTGTAAAAAAATAGGGGGTAAGTACCCCCCTTTGTAAAAACATTATTTCTGTAGGGTTATTATACAGCTTGGTTCTGTACGAGTGATGGTATCAGCTCACGTCCTGCTGTTGTCAGGATGAGACGACAACCGGATTTCTGTCTGTTAGTTGTTATATAACCACGACGCAACAGGGGATAAGCCGAAGATAGCTTGCATTCACGTAGTATATCCATGTCACCTGTTGCTATTGCTAGCAGTGCTGTGATTTCTGCGTCGTTCAGTGGTTGAGTTGTTTGGTGTTGAGTCATTATGCAACCTCCACAGGTTGCGTATCTACACGCAAAGCTTCTAAATCACAACCAAAATATATATGACAAATTTCATTGCAAAGATAAATATCCTGTTGTAGCTCAGATCCAACATCATGCAGTAAAAATTCCTCTATACTTCCCCGCAATTCCATTTCTGCCGCTGATAAAGCAGCAACATTTTCCGCTATCTGGTTAAGTTGTTTTCTGCGTTTATTTATGTGATTCATTTTGAATACTCTCTTTGGTTGTGGTGTGTATTGAAAGTATAAGATAGTATTTAAAATAAGTCAAGGATTAAATGTGAAAAAAGGAAAAGCCCCCACAATTGAGGGCTAATCCATTTCAGCAGAAATTAAACCAGTTGATCGATGTCAGTCAAATCGACGTCCTTCATATCGATGGTTTCAGTATCGCGTGTTGATACCCAATGACGCAAACCAGATACGTCAATGTTGTCCTTTTCAGCATGGGCAATCATTGAGTTAAGAACTGCAACCCAATTGGCTTGCGGCAAGCGTGGGTACTGCTGTTCGGCAAATGAAGCAGATGCCAGGATTTGACGCAACAGAGCTTTAGACATCAGTTTCAAGCCTTTCTTCTTCAGTGCTTTAACAAAGAGAGTTGCTACGTGGTTGAAACCAGCCAAACCAGATGCACGGGACGAGGTGCAAAAGTCAACGATTGAGAGTGGGATGGATGTTAGTTGACCTTCTTTCTGTTTGCATGAGGCTGCAACTTGACGCACAAGGTTGTCCAGGGTTTGCTTGCGGATAAACGCTTGCCCTTCTGGTTTTTCGAGAATGGCCTCAAAATCTGGAATGGCGGCAATCGCTACACCTTTGGTCACATTCCCGAAACCTTCCACGCGCTCTGTCAGTGGGATGATTGCTAGACCGTGTGTTTCGGGGAAGTCTTCATCAGGGTTGAAATTCAGAACTGGATCGAGTTCATTTTCAGCGCAGACAGCAATAACAGTCCCCATTGCTTCCTGCGCGGCATCCATTGCGGTTGATGGAAAATACTGGCGGGCTACATCTTGCAGTTGCTCGGCTGGTGTTTTGGTTGCTGGTGCTTGTGGCGCTTCTTGATTTGATCCTGCTTGCGTGTTGTCGGCTAGTTGGTTCATTTGATTGATTCCTTAAAGTGTTTAATTGGTTTGCTGAAAAGAGCGGAAACGGTTTCCCCACTCACAATACTAGTCTAGCACGGGGTTGGAATCTGTCAAGGGTTATATATAAAGGAGTAAAGGAATAACAAGGGGATAACAAAGGAATAACAAGTGCAATATCATAACAGGTTACATTACAGATTGAGTAACAGATTACACCTCAGGATAACCGGTCACGCCTACCCCTTTGAACCTCCTAATCCACCACTTTTCAGATCTCCCAACAAATCTATTGCGCACTGCTATTTATATCTAGTTATGCGTACTGTATTTAGTATAGCCAGTATATTGTGTATGTATTAGTAGGTATACCTATAAAAAATTTGAGGAGGGGGGTATAGTTTGAACTAATTGGATAAGTGTTTTAGGGGATAAATAATAATAGGTGGTTTAGATTTAAAAGTGAACAAATGGGGGTTGGTTGAATTAGGAGGTCTGGAGGGTAGGGAAGGCTAGGCGGGTGTGGTGTGTTATCTGTTATGTAATGTTAGGCGTAATGTTAGTGGTTATGTAATGTGTGATGTAATGTGAATTGTTATAGGGCTGTAATCGGTTATGTTTTGGATTGTGTTTTTGGGTATGTATATATAAAGGAGTATGGAGAAAGTAGGGTTGAATTAGAGGTTGACATCATGGAAGGGATCTGGTATACTGGGTTACTGTAATAGAAATAAATGTGCATGAAAGTTTTAATCGACTAATTACACTCTAGCAATTCTGACAGAATCAACGGGTGTTAACTTAAAGGTAATGAGATGAAATTTGAACAGCTACGAAACGCAATAAAACTGAAAGAAAAAGAATTCGATAAACCACGTACTGATATGCTTACAGGGCAAAATCTGAATTCTGTTGATGAACAGGAACAAGATGAACAAACAGAAGCTATCATCCAACAGTTGAAAAACAAGAAAAAAATAGCTGAATTCCACAATCCCGATAACCCGGGCAAGTTTTTGCAAGCTGAGAAGAAAAAGAAAAATAAAGCTTTTATAAAGGAAATGGAAGAAAACCCTGATGTAATGGGGATGGTGCAAGAGATTTGCAAGACAGAGAATAAAGCACTAGAGAATAAATTAGCAAAAGCGGCCAAAGCTGAAGAATTAGCAACTTTGTTCACTGCGCATGATGTGAATTTTCAGCCGTTAATGCAAAGTTACTGTTGTAAAACTGGCAGATATTTGCACAATGTGGATTTAGCGCAATTGCAGCGAGTGGTTAATATCTTAGGCAGGGAAAGAGGGCTAGAGGTTTTAAGACTAAACGCTGTACAGAATACTAGTTTAGAATGGTTACACACAGAGCCAGAGACATTAAATAAATTAATGATTAACGACTGTACAGGGTATTTTGTTTATTGTACGTCGTTAATGTTTCAGACAGAATATACAATTGCTTCCAATGCAGGCACAAGTGCGCCGAATGTTAGTAATAAAAACTTTGATGAGTTAGATTCTTTATTAAACTCTCTTCCTGATTTTGGAACGCAAGCAGGAACAACAGAAGAATTAAACTTTCACGCATTGCCGGTAAAAGATCAAACAAGATACAATAATCTAATGGATAAAGTATCAGCCAGAGAAAATCTGGAGTTGTTAAACGATAATGTTTTAGTAATGCAAGCGAATGAGTTAATGCGTAGGTTGCTAGGTTTAGCGAGTGCAAGCAATATTGCCAAGATGGGCATTTTTCAATCTGTAACCTTGGAAGGAATTACTGATTCCAGACTCGCACTGATTGGATTTATTGCAGAATTACAAGCTACGCTTAAGACTGTGTTTATCCAGTTTTTCCGTGGGATGCATTATACAAAAGCAGAGTTTGTTATTGATCGGTTACGCACTAGAACAATAACCGCGCAGAATATAGCAGCAATTAAAGCAGAGTTTAAAGGGCGGTCTAATTTTCACAAACAACCCAAAATTAAAAACTTAACTGATAAACAAAAACAAGAAGCGGCAATTTTAAATGATTTAATGAATTTTTGGGATGAGCAAATCGAAACAGGAAGTAATGTTGACGAGGCAATGGAACAAACTGATGAGCTACTGGGTTGTGTATTTGATTTGGAAGAAAAGCCGAAAAATAGACAAACAGATAGCACAAGCAGCGAAGCCAAACCGTTAAATATAAAAACTGTAAAACTCGGTGATAAAAACCTAGAAGCACAGCCACATATCGCAGAACAGTTTAAGCATAATTCGAGTGAAATATTAAAACAAATTAAAAAAGCTGAGAAACCGAAAAGTTTCAAGCTGGATGTAAAAAAGAATGTAGGTTTTAAATTGAAATTAAATAAGGAGTAATGAAATGCCGACAATTTTGCAAGCAAGCCCAAAACACGTACAGGATGAATTAGAAGCCTGCAAATTTGCTGATTATTTAAACCAAATAAAAGCAATCAAAGCAAAACAACTTGCGATATTCTGCGAAAATGGTTTATTAGACCATGCTACATGGTGCAAAAAAGGCAAGCCCCAACTGTGGGAAAGCGTCGAAGTTTTGGAATATGCGCAGAATATTTATGAAGTGTGGCTAGATGGTGCATATGGGTATATGGCCGTTTTTATAAATGGAAAACTGACAGCAATCAGTAAAAAGGCTGTGTACCTAAATGATGTAGTAGTCTTGAACAAGCACCTTTGTGAAATTAACCGCTGCATTTGGGCGAACATCGAAGCATAAACCTGAAAGGAATAAATTAAATGAAAAAACCTTATACGAGCTGTGTCGGCAATGACAGAAAATTTTATGTTAACGGCCCCGGAGATGGTTGCGGATATTACTCGGGCACGTTGTGGCCAGAGCTTAGAAATACAGAAGAAGCAACAAACAAAAAATGTGCCACGTTTGCAAATATTGGCTATGAACAAGGATACTTGCAAGCACAAAAGGATATGCGAAAAGCTTTCGGAATCAAAGCATAACTTTTTTATTTAACTGAATGAGGTAATACGATGAAACTCAACTTCTCACCTGATGTAGCAATAGTTGCAGCTATTCATGAAACTTTGCACACCAACACAAAACCAAAAAAGCCAAACAAAAAATATTATAAACATTGTGACGGATATCCAGGCATTAAAAAACATCGCGCAAAAAGAAAGCTAAAGAATAAACGCGCAGCACAAGCAAGAAAGCTTAATCGGAGTTAATTATTATGCATATCAGCACACAAATACTTTTTGTTGTTTCCCTGCTTTATTTAGTCGCTGCATTCATTGATTATCACTGGTTTAATTCAGCAATTGTTTGCAAATTTAACAAACAAATTCAACAGCTAAAAACAATTATTTTTCTTGCTTGGATTATTAATGCAATAATCCATATAATTTATTTTGAGAATTAATCATGAAACTAAAACTTAAAGATTTAAAAAAGGCAAAATCCAAACCTTTGTCTTTAAAACCCAAAACGAAACCTGTACACCACTTGCAGGAAACTGACAAAATAATTAGAGGTTCGGGGATCAATTTAAAAACCGCAAAACAATCTGATAAAGATCAGGAGAGATTGCGACAAGAATCTTATAATTATGCAGAAACGCATAAGGATGAAATTGGGGAGTTATTGCGTTTAAATCTCCCAACTTCATTATTAAACACAGATCAAGTTTTGGGCGAGGCACAACAGGCTGCTGTTGACGGTTTATTAAACCAGCAATATGGTTGTGTTGTTGGGCAGGCCGGAGTGGGCAAAACTACAACAGTGAAAGCTATCGTTTCCTCAATGCTTCCCACAATTCCAATTATCAACATGAATGAAGCGCGCTTAATGCAGCAAAAAACAGAAACAGAAGACTTAAATATCTCACTATGTCTAGTTTCTTTTATGGGCAAATCGGTACAGCAAATTAAGCGCGCAATGCCTGAAGAATATCATCCATTATGCCAGACTATCCATTCTTGCTTAGGTTATGCGCCGGAAATTATAGAAACTTTGGACGAAAACGGTAATTTAACAGAGAAAAAACTCTTTCGCCCAACTTTCACAGCTTTAAACAAACTACCATATAAAGTCTGCTTGGTTGACGAGGCTGGCACGGTTCCAGTTCATTTGTGGAATGAGTTAATCGCCGCGCTTCCAGTAGATTGTCGTATTATCTTAATGGGCGATTTGAACCAGCTTCCCCCAGTATCTGGCAAGTCTATCTTAGGTTATGCAATTTCAGCGTGGCCTACATTTGTACTTGATAAAATTTACAGAAACGCTGGTCAAATCGTTATTAACGCGGATAAAATAATTCACGGCATGAAACCAGTGTCAGATCCTAAGACATTCATTGTCAAAACTGTGCCAGATTCAGGATTTGCGGCCTTCCAGCAATCTGTGGGAATAATCCAAGCGCTACACAAAAAAGGTTTATTCGATCCTTTGCGTGATGCTTTTATCGTGCCGCAAAACAAAGACACATTGGGGCAAGAAGCGTTCAACGAAAAATTAGTGCGCTATTTTAATCCCACGCGGAAAATCGAAAATATTGCGGTTAATCCCCCGATTGTAGTTTCAGCAGGCTATCAACATTTTACATATGCCGTCGGCGATAAAGTGATGGTATTGTCGAATGATAGAGAATTAGGTTTAACAAACGGCATGATAGGCGTAGTTAAAGAATTAATCCCGAATGCTAAATTCAAAGGTGAATCTGTTGCCGATGATGCACTAAAAAATGTTAATCTAATGCAGGAATGTCTCGATTTAACTAATTTAGAGGAAGAGATTAAATCGCAAAAAGCAGAGATTGAGGAATTAGAAGAAGCAGAACGACAAGCCTCGCATATAATGGTTGTAAAATATCAACATGTTGAGGATGAAGTTAGCTATACCACGACGGGTTCTTATCGAAAGATAACGCATTCCTATGCAATGACTTGTCACAAATCACAGGGTTCTGAATATGAAACAGTTGTCGTTCTATGTCATTCTTCTAATCTCAATATGCTCTCCCGCGAATGGTTATATACTGCTGTAACTCGTGCGCAGAAACGGGTTGTTTTGCTAGTGAACCACCGTGGGTTGACTCAAGCAGTTAATCGCCAGTTGATCAAAGGTAAAACGCTGGAAGAAAAAGCGAAGAATTATATTATTAAATCTGGGGCTGTTATGAAAAATGGGAAAGCGGCGGCTCCGAATTTGCCTGAAAGAAGGAGAGTTTAAATGTTACGCATTACATTCAAGAAACATGAACGAAAAAATGTAGACTACTGGTGTGTTTTTATTTACAACGTCAAAAATGACGTAAAGCTTTTATTTTGTAGTGAAAGTGAAACGCTAGCAAAAGAAGAATTAACTAAATGGGCTACTTTTTTCGGTTGCAACGAGGGTGGAGAATAAAATGACTAATCAATTAGTAGACAAAGAAAATCCAATCTTAAAACGCACAGCCCTAGAAGTACCTCACCGAGAAAACAAAATCAATCTAATCCACGGCATGATCCAAGTGATGAAAAAGCGCGGTGGAATTGGATTGGCCGCGCCGCAAGTGGGCATTTCTCAACGTGTAATTATTATCCGTTTTGGTGATGATGCGCAGGAAATTATAAACCCTGTAATTATAAAACGATACGGAGGCCAAAGTTCACAAATGGAGGGCTGCTTATCGTTCCCAAATCAGGAAGTAAAAAAGAAACGCTACAAACGTATAAAAGTTGAGGGCTATGATTTAGATTGGCAGCGTGTCAGCTTGAAACTTTCTGGTTTAGAGGCGCGTTGTGTGCAGCATGCGGTTGATCATTTGAATGGGATAACGATAAAATAAATCACAATGATTAAACAATATCCAGTCAGCATTGCGCAACAAAATGAATGCCAAAAAGCATTACAGCAGCAAAAATTTAATGCGCAACACCCACAAGTACAAGCATTTATACAAACTCATAAATGCGATTTATGTAATGACGGCTTGTGGGTGTCGTTTTCAAAAATAGAAATCACAGAGAAACAGTACTGTGTAGAATGCGCGCTTTTGATTGCTGAGTTTCCAAACAAGTTTGGTGTTTTTAGATTTGATACGGAAAAAATAACTGCGCTACGACAACCAGAAAGACAAGGCTGTTTCTCGCAGAAAGTTAATTTTTATTTTCAAAAACTGGATGCGTTTTTCACAAGCAGAATCTTTAACGATTACGAATGAGGATTAATCCGATGAAATATATTTGCATAATAAATTTCGGAAACCAGCAAGAAATCTTTGTGTTTCCGAAAACAATTAATCATGCCTATATGGCTGATCTCTTACATTGTCCAGTTATTTCAGCTGGTTTTGTATCAATAGCTAATATGTGTTTTGGCGAAAGTTTAACGCTTGATTTAAAATCTCGTGGCCAAATTGACACAGACATTCTAGCAAAACAATTCTTAGTATAACTGAAGAAACCCCTTGACATTCATTGAATAGTATGATATACTATTTGCCACAAAACAGGAATTCGGAAAATGCCAGAAAATAAACCTGAAGAAGAAATATTAAGCGACATTGATTTTGATATGTCACTGTTTGAGGAAGATGCTGAGACAGAAAGTGATGTTTTAGAAACAGCAAAACAAACAGCATCGATACAACGATTAAAACCCAAAGTACAATTGCTGCATTTTCTGGAAGATGTAAAAATGGATGAAGAATTTGACTTTCGTTTTGTTGGTTCTATGCCAGAAGCTAAAGCGTACATTCATGCAATGCGAGTTGAACTTTCGAGATTGCGTGATAAAGTTCGAAAAATGGGTAAACGTAATATCGTTTTTAGTGTTGTAGTTGTTTCAGTTATTAGAGAAAACGCATCAGGTAATTTACTTATCACATTAAAAAGAACTCAACAGAAAGAAAACACTGCGGCACCAATTTCATCCGCTGTACTTGACGCATTAACTGGAGAATAGGGCGATGGCTTTAACTGTCAAAGATTTGTTGAAGAAAAAAGAAGAAAAGAAATCAGTTGTGCAAGCTGAAGAAATTACAGATGCTGTTAATGATGTGATGGGTGCGCTGGCTGATAAAGTTGAAACTGAACCACCGAAGGCATTGACGCCAATGCAAAAATTGGCGAATACGTTGGCGAAGAATCAGTCAAAAGCACGTAAAGGAATTCAACAAACCCCACAAGCAGCCAGTGCAGGAAAAGAATTAATTGGTGCGCGTCCTGATCTTGTCGTCACAGATGACATTCTCGAACAGACAACACCAGCACGCACAAACCAGCAAATGCAAAACCCAACAATGGAAGACGTTTCCAACTACGTCTTTGAAGAGCAGCCAGAAGAATCAACTTTGGAAATAACCAACAAATTTGATGAGCTGCTTGAGTCATTAGTTACTGCCACAGGTAATGACATCCCTGATTTGTTAGCTAAAAATCTAGAGTTCATTAAAGAACACGCCTTCCTTGCTGAGATTTTAAAACCTGAATCAATCGGCCATTTGTGTAATGCTATGCGTAAATCATACGGGCATGTTGTGCAAGCGAAGAATGAGAGGACGAAAAAAACTTCAGCCAGAGCGAAGAAAGAGAATGCTGTCATGGATTCATTAGCTTCTATTGATTTTGGTTTCTGAGCCAATTATGAAAAACACAATTGAAGAAAATTGGCTTTCTTACAAAGAAGCTGTTATTCCTGCAACAGCTTCAACCATTCAAATAGAAGAAACAAAGAAAGCGTTTTTTGCTGGAGCACATTCGATGTTATACATCCTTTGTTGCGAAGAAAATAAAGACATGGCAGATGAAGCTTTTGCTGAATTAATGTGTGGCTTGAATGATGAAATCGAAATGTTTATTAACTGCGTTAAAGCTGGAGAAATAAATGTCAACAAATTATCCAGCTGATGTGCTAGAAATCTCGCACTCAACAATGAACATGTTTCATTCGTGCCCGAGAAAATTAGAGTTCTCCAAATTCTTTTCTTACAATTTGCGCAGTAACTCATTAGCTGGTGACGGCGGCAACGCAATTCATTTAGGCGTCGGTGAATATTTAATCTCGCGTGACAAACAAAAAGCTATTATCACTTTCATGCTTGCGTACCCGATTCACTTATGCACAAATCCCACGTGGAACTGGTCACTCGAAGCTGCTTATGGGGCATTTCTCTCAGTCATTTCTTTCCTCGATTCGCGTCCTGATTTAGAACTCGCAATGATCGAAGATGCAAATGGCGTACCGCAACCAGCAGTGGAAGTGCCATTTTTAATCAACGTTGAACATGGCATAGCAAACTTTCTCAAAGTTGTTTACCGTGGTTTTATCGATTTAGTATTCTACGATAGAATTAATAATAACTATTTCGTAATTGATTTGAAAAACACAGCCAGAAAGATAACTGACTTTGATTCTGTCTACCATTACGACACACAATGCACACCGTATGCTTTGGTTTTACAACGCGCATTGGGATTAGAATTAAATTCTTTGCAAACGAATTACCTAGTGCAACCTGTAGAACTATCCCCACCACAACCTTATTTTTTAGAGTTTGAAAAAACAGCACAAGACGTACAAGAATGGGCACAAGATTTGTTAATGGATTTAAATACAATGAGTGTGTATTATAATTCAAAATGGTTTCCACGCAGATCAGCCAGTTGTTTTGGGTTTAATCGCAGATGCAAATTCTTTTCTCTTTGTGGCACGAAGAAAATGGAGACGATGAAAATGATATTGGCTGGCATGGAGAAGCCGAAGCCCATGGAATTTGAGCCTTGGATTACACTTGATCTTGAGTTGGCTGCTTAGTTGTGTTGGAGAATTTCACACAGATGAATGCGGAACAACAAACACTTACTGAAACCTTTGGAGTTATCAGCATGAACAATGAACAAACACCACAACAGTTCATCAAAATAACTTGTGGAGCAACGCACACTTGGTATGCAAACGAAAAGGGTTTAGTTTGTCCTTTACAACGAGTGCAAGATTCTGCCAGTTACTTTATTGTAAACTCTAATGACAGAGAACGTGTCGCAAAATGCGACGCAATCCTCTGCGCATCTGACGGTGGCAGTCTAAAAGAACAAACTGCAATTGATGCAACTTTAGAAGCGCGAGGTGATCGATACGGTAAGTTTGACGGACATGCTGAAATAACGCAAGCTATTAAGCATGCGATGATTTACTCTGAAACATCAAAATGGCATCAATTATCTGACGATAAAAAAGAAACACTTGAAATGATTGCCCACAAAATCGGGCGCATTCTCAACGGCGACCCTGATTACATCGACAACTGGCATGACATTCAAGGTTACGCAAAATTAGTTGAAGACATTTTACAAAAGGAACAATCTAATGATGACAAGTAAACAAATCAAATTGCGTCTCCAAATTCTACTCGCTGTTATCTGCATCGCTGGTATTGCGCACTGGTTTGAGGTTGAAACATTCAAACCAACAACTGTAGAATTCCCTGTACAACTTAATGAGTTGATAAACCAATGATTTCTGATGCACACAGACAGGCAGAGTTTGAGCAGGAACGCATGTACCAAGCTGCGCGTTTGCGTGAACAAAAAATCGAAGACCACATTGAGAGATTTTGTGATAATCCTGAAATTCTAAATGAAATCATCGGTGATTATATCAACGAGAAAAACATCGGTGATACATACGACAGAATCATGCAAAAAATTATGACAGTTCCGTATTATAAATTGATACGAGAACAAGGAAAAGAGCCTGTTCTTGCGGTTATTCACCATGTCAGAATGTTACAGGATTTAACACATACAGCTGTAAAAGATTACGCGATTAAATTAATAGATAAAGAAACAGGTTAATGACATGGATCAGAATCACGACGAAAAGAAATTATCTGAAGCGTTGAAAAATGCGCCGGGAAGAATACAGGTTCCTTTGTTCCCTGGTTTCATGCGCCCTAATGGTTTCTTAACTTCTGCGCGTGGTTGTCACGGTTTGTTTTATTATTACCTTTGCGCGATGCGCAACTATGAACATGAAGAAGGTCGCGTAGTTTACGAAGGTGATACAGATCCTATTGTCAAATATCGTAATTTATTCACATC